CAAGAAACAAAACGAAGCACTAGATCGCATTGCACAATTCGATCAGGAGAATGGATTTCTATGAAAAAGACTGTAATGTTTATTGATCCTCCTACTGGGTGGCGATACGGCTTTCCCAAGCCTGCTCCAGAGAACATTCGGGACATGACTCAGGCACAACTCCATGAATGGTTTGTGGCTAACGGCTATCCCCAAAAGGAACTTGATATCTGGAAGAACAGTGAAAATGGAATGCCGTGTGGAATGTTTGAGAATGAAGTAGAGGATGATAAGTAAATGAACCGAGAACGCTATATCGAACTTGAACGCACAGGTCAAGGACTCACCGAGGAAGAATGGGAGCAGGGTTGGCATTGGTGCAACGAATGGGATGGAATGCTTGTCGGTCCCAACACCGACGAAGCACTTGTCTGTTCTTGCAGCCATCCTGCTATCGAAGCATGGAAGGAATCGGAAGAGGGCAAGAAGATGCAGAAGGCTCTTGACGAGCGATTCGAAAAGCTCACCGAGAAAAACTTCTTGATGGAGGACGGCAAGTGAGCAAGATAAAGATCAAGAAAGAAACCAAGTATCATTATTACCTCGAATACCATCGTGGAAATTATTTTGAAGTTTCCAGTGGACTGGAAAAGCGGTACAAGAAGTTCATCCTTGGAACAGGAACTCATTTGACACGGAACCTTTTTGAGATACATTTGTATTGCACTACAAAGGAATATAAGCGTATTGTTGCTTACGCTCGTCGTAAATATGGCAAAATTCATAGCATTGAACGCTGCACGAACAAGGAGTATATCGGAGACTAATATGGCAACCAAGACCAAGAAGAATAAGAAGACCACCCGCACCACAAAGATGGAGCGGTTGCGTATCGCAGCAGAGAAGAATCGTCCCGTGGGTGTGAGGGTTGTGTCGGAAGGACGATGCGAGGTGGAGATCACCACGCTTTACAACTCCACGATGCACAAGCGCATGGGCGGTGTTCGTGCTGACTATTTTGACACTTCCGAACCCGCTTCACCGACCGTCTACATGGACAATCCGCACAACTTGCGAATTCTTGCACAGGCTCTGCTTGCGGCAGCGGATTGGATTGAGGGTGGCAATGGCTGATTACACCCCAAATCCTTGGATACTTGACGAGATAGCAGCAAATCGCGAGTGGATGGTGGAAATGATGGATGGTATGCCAACTGAATGCCTAACAAGTTGTGCCAAGGAGATTGAGTCTCTTCGTGCCGAACTCGCAAAAAGAACAGATGAACGCGACGAGGCGCGGCAAGAAGTGTGTCGGAGACAGAAGCGATCTGTAGTCTTTGACGAGGCACTAGCGGAGGCAAATCGTCGCGGCTGGGACTGCTTCAAGGAGGATGGCAAATGAGCGAAAAAATTTCAATGATTAGACGGTTGCGGCTTGAGGCTAATGGGCTTGGAGAATTTCAGACTTACGCAAGTCGTGATTACCGAAGAATGCTGCTTGACGCTGCCGACGAGATCGAACGCTTGCGTAAAGAGCGCGACAGGGCAAGGCAAATGTACTGCAACGCAATGACCGATCATTGCGAGGAACACGAAGCAAGACAGATTGCGAAGGAGCAGGGCTGGGACTGTTTCAAGGATGATGGCAATGCCAACTAAACTAATTCTTCCAAGAGAAGAAAAAGATGATTGGGGCTATGATCCAGATGAAGGAATAGAAATTGTTTGGACACCCACAGAAAACCGATTGGATATTTCTGGTTGGTATGATTCTTATACGGCCATTGAAAACACTTCAATGACTTTGGGAGAGTTCTTTTCAAGACTTGGAATTACTGAGGCAGACTGTAAGAAGGCATTTAAGGAGACTAATAATGAAGCATGAACTTTTGTCAATCGTTTCTTCAATCGTTATGGCATCTACAACTTTTGCTGATGTAAGTGTTTTGAACTTTGATGATCTTGTAGTTTCAGGTGAAAGCGGATCAGAACCTGGCAGGGGACCGCTTGGCGAGTACGGAGGGTTCCGATTCTCTTCGTATGGGATCAATGAGATAAATCCGATTTATGATAACAAATGGGCATGGTACGGCGTGAACCACCCTCAGTATAAACAGGCGGGATATTCAGTTGGTCTGCGTGGAGAAGCAGCACTCTACAGCCCTTATTACACTCATGACTATGCGAGTTCCGCCAGTCGGTGGAACATCACACGAATCGACGGAGGGGATTGGCACTTCTTTGGTGCTTGGTTTACTTCTGCGTGGAATGGGAGTGGTGATCTAATGATTGTTGGTTCTAAAGACGGAGAAGAACAATTCAGTTTCGGTAGTAGTATTAGCAGGTATTATCAATCGTGGTTGAGTTATGGTGCGGGGTATGAGATTGATACCCTTACTATTTGGAGAGAGTATAATCCAAATGCAGGCAACCATTTTGTTATGGATGACTTTTACTACAGTCTCGTTCCTGCTCCGGGATGCCTACCTCTTTTGTTTGGCGGTAGCTTCATTCGATCCCGTAGGAGAAACTAATATAAATGGATTACGGAAGTTCAACACTATATTTTACCGACAGAAATTTCGGATACTCATCAACATCCCTGTATCAGGGATCAAACTATGTCGGCATTGATGGACTGAATCCAACAAGATTCAATTATTCTTCAAAATTTTTAAATCCCCCATCATTGTACTTCCAAAAGGAAGAAGTCAGTAATTATGCTAAACTCCCATCAATGATGTTCATTGGTGACTTTGACGGCTACTGGATTCATCGACTATACCTTGATGGTAATCTAGTCATGATCGTTCAGGCAACAAATCAGCAGCTATTTGTTCCTATAGCATATGATTATGTTCAGAGTGTTTGCTTGTCAATTTCACCAGATGAGTATAGTGGTTCGTCACTAACTGTAGATCCGGTAGTTCCTTCTCCTGCTACAGCATTGATTGTTGGATTGTCTGCGCTACTGTTCAAGAAATCAAGAAAGAGAAATTTGAAAAATGGATAAGAAGACACTTGACAAGCTTGAGGAGCTGTTCTATAATTATGGAGAGACATCTAAACACATCGGTCGTGTGGAGACTGATGGTAAGGCTGATCATATGAAAAAGTATGAAAAACTCTGCAAAGAGCGTGATTTTGTGGTCAGCGAGTTTAGAATCTTCGTCAAGCAGCTAAAGACTGCTTGATGATTTGGGAATGTGGCGGAATTGGCATACGCAGCAGACTTTGAAAAACTGAGCACTAATGTAGGAATATGTTAGTGAATCCAATCAAATTCGGTGAAAGGTTAAATCCCCCAACGCCGAGCCAAGCGCAGAGATGCGAAGGTGTAGAGACTAGACGGTTGGCATCCAGAACGGATGAAGGCATAGTCCAGACCACGAACCGCAAGGGCGGCGAAAGCCGAAGTGGTATGAAAATCTGCGGTCTTACGACATGTGGGTTCGACTCCCACCATTCTCATTCAGAAAGGCAATCGCATATATAGTAGTAGAGGTGCGAAATGCCAATTAAACAATACGGTAGAATATCTAAATTAGGTAAAGACAAATTACAAGAAATGGCTAATAAATGCAATAATATTGCTGGCTTATTAGTCCAATTAGGATATAAGAAAAATGCGGGTGGCACTTTTTCTGTTGTAAAAAAGTATCTCCAACTGTATAATATAAACACAGAGCATTGGATTGGTCAGGGTTGGAGTAAAGATAAACAGCTCAAAGATTGGTCACAATATTCTGGTCATCAAAGCATCAAGAAACATTTAATCAAAGAAAGAAATCATAAATGCGAAATGTGTTCTCTTGATAAATGGCGGGAAGAATCAATACCTTTAGAGATTCACCATAAAGACGGAAATAGAACAAATAACAGTTTAGATAATTTACAGATACTTTGTCCAAATTGTCATGCCCTTACCGATTCGTGGAAGGGTAGAAACATAAAGAAAAAAGAAAAGGTTTGAATATGGAACAGAATCACATTCGCTCGTCAATGATTGAACGCAACACTATGGAAGAATTCGTCGTTACTCTATACGATGAGGATGGCCATCAGGTCGCTGTTTATACCTTTACCAACTACAAGGATGCCGAAAATTGTGTCAAAAAGTGGTACGAACACGATTGACAAAGCAAAAAAATTCGGTATACTAAAAACATCGTCGGGTATGAGGTTGATTCAGGAACAACTTCAAATCCCAGTTTCAAGAGTTTCCTGAAGAAAAAGGTTTGAATCGTATGTCAACTACTATGACTAAGAAGGATCGTGTTCTCAACTACATGCGCCGTGGCAACGGCCTCACTGTCAACGAAGCCCGTAGCCGTTTCGGTGTCGGCAACTTCCGCGCACTGATGAGCGACGTTCGCCAGGAGAACATCGGTCGCGTGGTCACTGAGGAGACTCGTAGCGGTAGCAACCGTTACTTCCTCCGCCCAACACGCACTCGCTGATATTTTATATTAAGATTCCTTGATGCGGCAGCTGGATTCGTCCAAACGGCAGATTGGAATCATCGCCCCTAAATCCTAATAAGGTTTAGGGGCGTTTTCAAAGGAGATTTATATGCGTCGAAGTAAAGTACTATTATCGTCAATGATCGAACGGTTTCTTAAGATGGATAACGGATACCACAATGTTTATTTGGTTGAAGTCATCTACACTAACATCATCAATTATGCAAAGACACATGGACTGCATATCTTTGATGAAGAGAAGGAAGCCATGCAAAATTATGTTTCAGAAGCACGAATGGATGCATATCTGAATCGCGGCAAGATGAAGCCAAGCAACTGGTGGGACAACACGAAGGACACTACGGACTATGGCCCACCGAATCATCCATACTTTGATCGCCCGGATGATGAACAGAACGATAACTGGTTTTAAATTGTTTTCGAATTTTGGTTGCAACCACTTGACATCGAATTTCGTTAGAGTATAATCAACGCACCTAACCGAAAGGAACTTACACAATGACTCTCGTTAATCTTGTTCGTGAATCGTCTAATGGTGAACGCAATACTCTGATTCCCACTCAGATTGCTGAGTATGTCAAGTGGGGTAACTTCGATACCGTGTCGAAGATTCTCAAGAGCGGTCACTTCACCGTCACCTACATCACTGGTCTGTCGGGCAACGGCAAGACCACGATGGTTGAACAGGTCTGCGCCAACCTCAGCCGTGAATGCATTCGTGTGAACATCACTGCTGAGACTGACGAGGATGATCTGCTCGGTGGTATGCGACTCATCGATGGCAACACTCAGTTCGTCTATGGCCCAGTCATTGAGGCCATGCGTCGTGGCTCTGTGCTGCTGCTTGATGAAGTGGACCTGGGTAGCGACAAGCTGATGTGCCTTCAGCCTGTGCTTGAAGGCAAGGGTATCTACCTGAAGAAGGTGAACCAGTTCATCACTCCTGCCAAGGGCTTTGCGGTTGTGGCTACTGCCAACACCAAGGGTCGTGGTGGCGATCATTCGGATCGTTTCGTCGGGACCAAGATCCTGAACGAAGCATTCCTTGACCGCTACAACTTCACGATTGAGCAGGAGTATCCTCCTCGCGCAACGGAAGAGCGCATTCTGAAGAAGTACATGGAATCGCTTGGCATCAAGGATGAGAACTTTGCGGATAAGTTGGTCCGTTGGGCCGATATCATTCGCAAGTCGTTCTACGAAGGTGCAGTGGATGATGTGATCAGCACTCGTCGGTTGATCGATATCGTCAAGGGTTATTCGATCTTTAACAACAAGGAAGTTGCCATCAAGCTTGCTCTTGCTCGTTTCGATGGTTCGGTTGCTGACGGGTTCTATACTCTGTACAGCAAGTTGGATGATAATATTGGTCAGGATGTTCCTGCCAATGATTCGCAAAATGTTTCAAAGGAGTTTTAATATGAAGAATGCACAAGCAAAGTTTTGTCAGTGGCTCGTAGAAGAGGGACACACCAACCCTTCTGAGGTCAACTTCGGTCGGACTTACCTCAAGTCCGTGGCTCTCAAGAAGGGTATGAAGGCGGCTCCTGGATGGATCGTAAATGATCCTTCCCGCATCGTGAGCCGTGGAGTTTATTCGGTTCCCGAACTCGCCACATATCTCGCTAGCATGAATCAGACCGCGAATGCCTGATTTTGGTCGCTGCGAGTGACAAACAACCCTCCCTTCGGGGAGGGTTTTTCTTTTATAAATAGAAATGGAGAAATTCTATGGACCGCAAACTATTCTTTTCATACATTCAAAACATGCAACAGAACAACCAGGATATGACTGGTTTCCAAAATTCAATGAGAAAGAACTCTTGGCAGAAGCCAAAGAGCCTTTATGAGATGAATGGTGGGGGTCATGTCAACCAACCAGCATTTGATGCGCGTGATAGAGAAAGAGAAATGTACAGAAAAGCTGGTTCTGAAGCATTAGCAAGAATTGATTTCCAGGATCTTGCTGCTCAAGCCCACAAAGATTATTTAGAAAGCGGAGGACAGGGGGACATTAAGGATGTTCTAGCCACCGTTGATCCATCTGCATACATTCCTCTACGCGAACTACCTGATCATGCACACGACGATGCCCATGAAGCATTCAAGGAAGCTCTTTACGGAGAACACGAATCTCACATGAGAGCATTACAAGCAGCTGATGAAAAAAACGATCAAGATACAATGGACATGTATACCGATGCTCTTCAGAAGCAAGGAAAATTCCTACCAAAAATGCCATGAAAGATAATTGGATAAAACAACTTTCAAAGACTTACGTTCAATTGAATGAAGCAAAAGCTTACATCAACACAGATGATAAGTCTGTTCGTCAAAGTCT